CAAATAAAGAACAGCATGTAACAACGGAAGAAGGAAACAAATGGCTGGCAGCACTTAAAGGGAAGGGCGATTCCATAGTAGAGTTACTAGATTCAAACCCAATATCTAAAGCAATAGTAGATGGAGCCAAAACTAAAAGAATTAAATCACCTAATGAACATAATCCTAATATTATAATAGCAGGACAAGCATGTAATATTAAAAGCATGGGCAGCATAGTATCAAATATGACTAATCAGCTTCCTCATGTGGCTTTTTAAGCATTTTGGGAAAGGAGATTTTCTTAAAATGTAATGGGCCATCATGAGCAGAAATGTCAAAATGCAATGAACAATGACGTCTTTGGGATCTTGATATTCCTGTATAATCTATATACTTGGATTTTCTTTTATAGATGATACTCAATATATATTTATCATGTAGACCATGTAGAAAATCTATTGCTTTAGGAAATCTTTCTGTAGCATGCTCTAGTATTTTTTGAGCATCTCTTATATATGATTTATATTTATCGTGATAAGCTATTGTCTTCATCATAACATCGCACATTGACATATTAGTACAATTATGTCGCACAGCCAATCTAAATATATCAATCATACGCGAAATGTCAGGCGGCTTTTTAACACTTAATTCTTTTATATCATCATAATAACTTGATGGAATGCTATAATAACAACCTGTTGTATCATAACCCATACATCACCTTAACAGAGCTTAATTCACGGAAGAATTTAATTCTTAAAATACTCCTAATCTCATTCAAAATCTGACTGAAATCATAAGCAGTACGCTGTCTAATTCTAGATACTGGATAAGTCATGCTATCTCTTAAATAATCCATCGATGACACTATTAACTCTATCCATATGTTCAGCACTGTATACATATTCTTCTTCATATGAGTCTTCGCTAAATAAGAATTTGCTATATCTATCCAAACGCTGTTCAGTAGAATCTTTGTATTCTGGCATAGCTGTATCTGCTATAGCGTTTATTGCGTCATCTACTAATGAGTCGTCTTCATCGCCGTGAATATAATCGAATCTTGAGGCACCTTCTGGTAGGTAGTTCATTTTTTATCTCCGCTTTTGTTATGTATTATATATTAGCACCAACCGGAAAGGATGTCAATATTTTATACTTTATATAATATATGATGAATAATCTGTGATCTAGTTGTCTACCGGCAATGGAAAGTATATAATGCATATGGCGTAAGGGTTATACGGGACTTTTTGTTAGATACCCACAGAATTTGTGGATAAGTTAGGAATGCATATATATGAGATGCGGCGATAGCTCGGAAGGTTCAGCAATATTGTATGCTGGGGATATTGATGATAATCTTTCCTTAACTAAGTATTTAGATAGTGTTATGATATATATATTGGAATTGAGAAGAAAATATGCGTTGTAAATTGTGCAATGGTAGTGGCAAGAAGAATGGTATGGGTATGATGATGGTTGATTGCGATTGCGAAACTGGCGATGAATCTGATGTTCCTGTGCGAATCGATAAGCGCTCCAAGGCATATAAAGAGGCTGTGGACAAGATAATGAATCTCTATGATGTTAGTAGGGAAGAAGCAGCAAAAACATTCGAAGAAGAATTCTCGAAGATAGCGTAAAAGAGCGAGATTAGAGAATGCAAGAAAAACATGCAGGTGGTCGTCCTTCTATATATACTCCGGAACTCGTAGAGTATGTTTGTAATACAATTGCAACACATTCTTGTAGCTTAAAAAAGCTAAATAAGATGTATGAGGACTTCCCAACACCCTTTACAATATTCAATTGGATACATAATAAACCAGAGTTTTCTGACCTCTATTGGCAAGCGCGGCATAGTCAAGCGGCAGCCATTGCCGATTCTATAGCCGAAGAATATGAGGATGTTCAGACATTTACAGACAATAATGGCATAGAGAGAATAGACTCTGGAATGCTTGGTAGAGCTAAATTGGCCACTGAATCTAAAAGATGGTTTGCTTCTAAAATGGCTCCTAAATTGTTTGGCGACAAGAACACAGAAGATCTCCAAGACAAGAACCAAAAAGTAGAAGAAGAACTAGCAGCCCTTAAGGCAAGGCTTGAAAGTGAGAATAAGAAAGATTGGTAAAGATAATATAGGTAATTATGACGATACTCCTGCATGGATATGGATTGTCGCATTTGCAATCATTGCCCTCATAACCGTAGTAGTTGATGCAACGATAATATGCGCCATCGTGCACTTTATAATCAAATACTGGTAGCATAATAATATTGACATATTAAATAGCATATGTATAATTACCACGAAGCTTCTTGTCCCCTGGGTTGAGAAGGTTCCAACACTAGGCGCCCATAAAAAGGCGCCTTTCTATTTATAGAGCTCTGTCTATAACGTCAGCAGCTTTAGTTACTTTACCAATATGATGGATAGAATACTTAGGCCACGCACAATCTAGCTGCCTGAAATACCTATTGTCATACCAATATACACTATATACAAATCCTGATTTTCTCGAGCCTCTGATTTCAAAATCAGTATATTTACCATTAACTCCATAAGTCATTTCTTCCTCTATGAGCTGTATGGAAGCGCAGGTATATTTGAGATTATTCTCAGCATATATGCACGATCCCAATTCTGGATTTACAAAGTACTCTTGTATACCAGGCCATCCCGCTTTAGTCTGCCCAAGCCACTCACTATATCCTAAAACCTCAGTAGCAACTGAACTCGGAACACCTTTGAAGATATATGCCATTCTAATATTACTGATTTTTTTTCTTAACTCATTCTCTTTCAAGGTTCCATTTCTAGAGCTAAATTGGTAACCCTCTTTGAAATGCAACATCCTACTAGCAAGCTCATTGTTTTCTTCAACATATCCTAACCTAGCAACACTGGCCTTTTCTATAGCTAGCTCTTCCATATAAGACTCATACTCTCTGCTATCATCGAACATTGCCTCCCAATGTATATCATTGCGGTGCACCAGAACAATACCATCTCCAGGAGCAGGAAGTCCTTGCGCTCTCGTCGCATCTGCAGCTACTGCACGCTGTATTGCGGACAACTCCTCATCCGTTTGTCCAGAGACAGAGGCCAAAGCCACGCTTGAACTCAATACCAATATCATCATGTTCATCTTCATAATATTTACTCCATAATATTTATTCATAGTTTTGTCCTTTCGCCCACCATCCGTCATAAAATATACAATCGTCAGCCTCTGTGAATTGCACTATCTGAGGCTTGTTATGAACGGGCATAATATGATGCCCCACGACATGCCATCCTTGCTTCTCATAGCCTTCGTACATGTGATATGCTGCGCTTCTCCAAGTTACCCTCATAGCATCAACCACCAGATGATATTGTGTGTGTGATTTCGGATAGAAGTGATAGCTTTCCGTTTTCATTCTGTGCGAACCTTTTGCATTCCAGCTTATACTTTCGTTAAAGCCTCCGCAATTAGCGCGACTATGAAATGTCAAACCATTGACTCCAGCGTTGGCTATGGAATGTATCGCGATTAGACTTGTTAGTACTATTTTTCTCATTTGCATACTCCTTTTTTCATGCAGCTATAGTATACTATGGAATATTTAAACCGGCAATGGTTGCCTATTTGATGATGAAACAAAGCACTCTATCGGAGTTAAGAGCCAGATGCGACATGACTCAGCAACAATTTGCTACTCTAATAGGAGTTAGTGAGCGTATGTATCGATACTATGAACATCGTCAATTTATGATGCCAAGAGTATCTATGGAGCTCCTGCTATTTAAGCTAAAGGAGCTCGAATTAATACCAGCTAACTATTAGGCTTGTGTGCTGCTTTCTTTACGGGCTTGTCCAGCTCTGTTTTATGTTCCCAAAAGAATCTTAGCCTATATATACCTATACCTGACTCGACTCCAGCCTTTGTAGTTTCTACAGTATGTTCTTGTACAGTATCTGGAGAAATGGAAGGGGCTAGAGTGGAAGGAGGGGCTACTAGTGTTTCTGCCTTGTTTGTCATGAGTTATCTCCTGTTAACATTTGGCATTAATACTAGTATATTATTATTTTATGGGGTTATCTATTCAATTTTCATCGTGAGATCTCACTTCTTTTCTTCTTATTTTATGTATAGTGTTAGGGTGAATATCAAACTTTCGAGCCAAGTCCTTGTAGTGTTCCGAAGATTCCCTTATATGACGCACTTGTTCATTAGTAAGCTTGGCGCATGGGTGCCATTCACTCATAGAAAAGGTTCGGTGTGTAATGGCATCCCTCATATTATCTGACTTTGTTCCATATATAATATTTTCAACTCTATTATCGAGGCCATCGCCATTTATATGCCTTACTTCTATACCTTGATCTTGAGGGCCAATAAATGCCCAAGCAAGCAATCTATGGATTGCCACATGTTTGGTAATTCCGTACTTATTCGTGAGGGTTGCCCTAACGTATTTCTTATTGCCTGTTAAGGTTTGTTTTTTTATTTTTTGTGGTTCAAATCGATAACTCCTATGATCTCCATAATAAACCAATCGAGGCTGGCTTTTTACGATTCCTTGGCTAGAGATTATATATAAATCTTCGTAACCCGGTATCGGGCGCCATACTTCTTCCATATCTTATAAACTCCTGCTAAAATAATCGAATTATAAGCCAGGAAGGTCATTGTGAGAATAGATTTAGAAAAAGAAACACTAGCTTCTGAGCTCAAAGGCTCACTTTTAACCTTTACCCAGTATTTTTATCCATTATTAACTGCTAGAAATTTTCTGATATCAAAGCCAATAGGGAGGGAGTCCCATCAAATAATAATCAGCAAGAATTTGACTAAAGCTTTCAGATTAGAGCTCCCATCTCAGCGCCTTATGATAAATGTTAGCCCTGGCTCAGGAAAAAGCACCCTTGTTAGTATGTGGGTGGCATGGGCAATAGCTCATTATCCAGATTGCAGATTTTTATATATTTCCTATTCAAAAACATTGGCCGCAAAGCATACCGATACTATAAAGAGAATTATTCAACTACCCCATTATAAGTATTTGTTCGATGTTTCTGTGAGGCACGATTCAAAGGCTAAAGAATATTTTCAAACGACTTCTGGAGGAGTAGTTGCAGCAGTCGGCAGCTCCGGAACTGTAACAGGGCTCGACGCTGGAGTGCCTGGCGTCGACCGTTTTTCAGGGGCTTTGATAATTGACGATCCATTAAAGCCAGATGAAGCATCAAGCGATGGAGTTAGGGAGTCTGTCACAGAAAATTACAGAGAAACAATTCAACAACGAGCCAGGAGTGAAAAGGTTCCTTATATATTTATAGGGCAAAGACTACATGAGGATGACTTGGCCGCTTATTTGATCGCGGAGAAAGATGGTTACACATGGGAAAAGATAATATTAAAAAGCATTGATGAAGCTGGGAACGCCATGTACCCAGAAGTTAATTCTTTAGAAATGTTAAAAATAAAACAAGAATACGACCCCTACGTCTTCGCCTCTCAGTTCCAGCAAGATCCAATCCCGGCAGGAGGGGCTTTATTTAAGCCAGAATGGTTTGCTATGCTGGATGAAGAGCCCAAGATGCTTACTACCTTTATTACAGCAGATACAGCAGAAACATCTAAATCTTGGAATGATGCTACGGTATTTGGTTTCTTTGGATTTTATGAAATGGAAATAATGGGGCGAAAGACTGGTGAGTTCGGCATTCATTGGCTTGATTGTGTAGAGATGCGAATAGAGCCTAAAGACCTAAAAAGCGCCTTCGTTGAGTTCTGGGAGGGCTGCATGACACACCCTTGTCCGCCAAAAATGGCAGCAATAGAAAAAAAATCTACTGGTGTTACATTAATATCAGTTCTCGATGAACTAAGAGGCATGCAAATACGCCAGATAGAACGCACCAGAGCATCTGGCTCTAAGACTCAGAGGTTTCTAGAAATACAGCCATATGTAGCAGCAAAACATATATCCTTTACTACTGGAGCAAGACATGCCAATATGTGTATTAATCACATGGCTAAGATTACTGCCAATGATAGCCACAGACATGATGATATATGCGATGTTTTGTCAGATGCGATTCGAATATGCTTGATAGATAAAACATTAACACATACAATATATAATGAAACAAATTATAATGAACTGGCAAACAACTTAACTATAAATTATAATAAAACTAACAGATTGAGGAAGGCTGCTTATTCCAGATAACCACTCTTTATGGACATAAAGTTATGCAAGTAGCACAAAAACATCAAGATAGACTCCCAATTATTAAAAAACGTATAAAAAATTCGCACGATTATTTTAGAGAAAATTACGATCGCTATAATGAATTTATATCTTTCGTTTTCGACTCAAACCTTACGCCAGATGAAGTGGCACTCCTTGTCGACTTAAATAGACCACAATTAGAATTTAACATCCTCGAAGCTAGAATAAGTCGACTTCTAGGTGAATTTAGCAAACAAGAGCCAGATATTAGAATCGAAGCTGACGATGAAGAGCAGGCTGACTGGCTGACTATGAAAGTCATAGAGCAGCACTTGCGCCACGTTCTGTTAGATATAGATAATCACCATATGCGTTACCAAGTCTACAAAGATTTGTTAGCAGGTGGATTTTCTGCTATCAAAGTATATACAGATTATGCTAATCCCATGTCTATGCAACAAGTAATCAAAATGGATAGATGCGAGCCTACTCTTTGTGTATTTGATAAAATAGCAAAATATAGCCACAAAGGTGATGGCATGTTTTGCGCTGAATTATTTCCTAAATCTAAAGAAAATTTTGAAGATGAATATCCAGATATTCCGGCTTCCAAGATTACATTTAGGCGTGACGTAGCAGGATTTAATTGGTCATACGTAAATGATAATTCAAATATTATTCTAGTAGCAGATTATTATGAAAAAGTAAGAAAAGAAGAAATGATAGTTCTAGTGCGAGATGATCAAAACCCTAACGGCAAAGTTATGACAACAACTGCATATCGCAAGATGGTAGATGAGTGGGACGATATAACGGTGCCCCCCATAGCTATTGGCAAGCCAAGAAAAACCTTGTTAGACAGAATAGACCGTTATCGCCTAATAGAGAATATGGTTATAGAATATGAGCAAACCGATTATGATATGCTACCAATAGTATTTGTCGATGGCTCTAGTGTCATGGTTAAAACACCCACTAACGGTAATGTCAGGCAAGTTACCCGACCTTACGTATACAATGCCAAAGGCGCTCAAAGACTTAAAAACTTTGCCGGTATAGCGCTGGCTAATGAAATAGAGAATGAAACTCAAGCTAAACTCATGGTTGCCAAAGAAGCCCTTCCAAAAGAAGCTAGATTCAGAGAAGCTTATGATAGTCCGCAAAAAGCCAACGTTTATGTATTCAACTCGGTTCATGAATCAAATCCAGAACTCCCTATTTCCAACCCAATTAGAGAAGTACAAAAGATGCCTGCGCCTCCAGAAATCATACAGGCATTTCAAGGCGCTGATTCTCTTATGGAGCAAGTTCTTGGTTCTTACGACGCTTCTCTGGGGATTAATAATAATCAGCTATCTGGAGTAGCTATAGTTGAAGGCGCTACGCAGTCTAATGCTGCTGCGATGCCTTATATAGTCGGCTTCATGCAAGGTTTGCAACGTGCATCACAAATATATGTAGATTTGCTACCTAAATACTACACCACCCCAAGAACCATTCCTATTTTAGACGAGAAAGGAAAGCGTAATTTCGTCAAGATTAATACTGAAGATGGGTTGCCATTTGATTTCGACTCAAATCCACTGAATGTAGTCGTCAAGGCTGGAGCTAGCTTCCAAGTGCAGAAGTCCAGAACTATTATGATGGTTAAAGAGATGATGGGAATGTCTCCTCAATTCGGTGAGTTCATATCCACTAAAGGCCTGAACTTCGTTCTAGAAAACATGGAGGGACGAGGCATCGAGCAGCTTAAATCTATGGTCGATGATTGGCAGCAAGAACAGGCTAAACAAAAAGAACAAGAAATGCAGATGCAGCAACAAGAAATGCAGAATAATCCTGTAGCTATGAAGCTAAAAATAGAAACAGATAAATTACAACAACAAGCTCAGAAAGATCAAGCCCAGTTTGAAGTTGATATGCAAAAGATAGCACTCGAGAAAGAAAAGATAGCAGCTGATATGATGATTAATGAACAGCATGCAGCTGTGCAACTCGTAAGGGCTCAAACGGAACGCTTAGTTCATAAGAATGAGCACGAATTAAACTCTTATGACGTAATGAGCAAACATTTGCATAATGCTTTTACAGCACATAACAAACACAACCATCCGGAGACTAGAACATGAAAGGCCCCACTTGGAACGATTTGAAAAATGCTACTCCTGCTGAACTCAAAAAAACATACAAACTTAATGACAGACAACTAGAGAATGGTGTTCGTAGACATCTAAATGGAGCTGATGCCTCTGAGCGTAGGAGTGTGTACGAGACTGTTTATAATCTCAAGGACAAGTCATGACTATTCGACGAAATATTAAGAAAAAACTATGCAAGTTAGGTAATAATGGTATTTTTTTAACATCTATATTGATAATGTTTTTAACTGTGTTAATGTTAACTGGAGATTATTGAGATGCCTCTCAATAAAGGAGCCAAACCAGGCTCGAAGAAGTTCGGTGAGAATATAGCTACAGAAATAAAGAGCGGCAAGCCAAAGAGTCAAGCGATCGCGATTGCTTTTTCCGAGGCAAAACAAAAACCTAAACCTAAAACTCGGAGAAAGAAATGAAGAAAGAACATCATCATGAACATATGCGTAAAGCAAAAGAGAATATGAAACTTGCTG